AGTTTGTGGATGTTTGCCATCCAATCGGGTGGCTCATGATCGATTTTAGCACCCGCAAGTCGAGATTTAATATCAATATCCCAACTTTTATACATTCCAAATCTTTCTACTTGGTCACAAAGCATAAATAAAGTATAATCTTTAAATTGTGGCATTGGAACACCAAGACCAACAGAAAGAATAGAAATGTAATTTAATATAAAGTCACCGGCTTCTTTGCTTTTTATCTCGGCAACTCTTTCTCTACCACGTTTTAACTTATCAGCAATTTCTTTTGCCCTTTTATCACTTTCTTTGACATTATATTTAATTTCATCTTCCTTGCCACGATTTAAGCAAAATACTATTTGTATTATTTCTTGTAGTGCATTAAAATTGCTATCATCTACTGTAATCATTCCTATTTCTTGTTGATAAAACATTAAAGAACGTGGTGTAAAGCTTATTTTATATTTAGGAAATATTAAACTTAGAACCTCTTGAACGGCTTGTTTTTTATCCAAAGTTCTTTCGTCTTCCATCACCATCATAAATAATTGAAAATTTGAAACTTCACTTAAATCAATTTCGTCCTCAAACTTAATTGATTCTTTAGAAATGTTAAGTGCATAAATACCAGACATAAACTTTTCTCTTCCTAAATAGGAAATTTCAAGTAAAGTCGGTTGATGTAAAATAAGCTGACATTCAGGAATTACTATATCAATTCCAGTAGCAAGAGCGGTAGTATTAATCGCGCTCATTATACTGTTTATTAAACTCCGTAATGTAAGATTCCCACTCATTAGGGTTAATCATCTTCTTCTCATCATCTCCATCATGAACTGTGCGGTACATCAGGCAGAGTCCCGCGTACTCGTCTGTGAGGATGATTTGAGTGGCTCCCGCAAATTCTGTCTTACCTATTCCACTTAAATGCGCTTCATCAAACATTGTATCAAGTTCAGCGGCAATTCTATAAGGTCGCAACTTCGCGTCCTTAAGTTGCCACTGATCGAAGTGACAAACAATATCAAATTCAATTATATTATCTCTAAATTCTGGATTAGTAGCATTTGGGATAAAATTATCAAAATTTATTATAATGTAGTTTAATACACTTCCATCAACATATAATTTTGGAACTGTCTTTATATTTTTTGGAAATAAAGTTTGTTCCTGCTCTGGAGTAAGATTAGGTTGATCCAAAGCATCTGGAGTTGTGTAGTAAAGCAAACGCTTTATTCTATCACACTTCATAATCTTGTCCGTTATAGTAGCCAAATCTTTTTCAACAGATAAAAAAGAGGACTTTGGCTCTAAAAAGCCTTCAATTTTCATTTAATATCTCCTTTATCTCAATATAATGACTGTGCAACTATTATCTTCTCATACTCTCCATACTTAATAGTAAATTGCCCACTATAAATAGCTTCCCAACAAATTTGAATTTGTAGAGGATTGCTGGGATCTAAATAAAGTCTAGCGGGACAGTTAGTCTCAACAATAGACCAAGAGGCGCCAGAAATAGCCTCTCCTGTAAACACATAACTGTATTTAATTTTAGGTTTAATGAAAGTATCTCCATCAATAATAGGCTCAGCTGGCTCTGGAGGTGGATTAGGATCAACTGGTGGCTTCACAATAAGACCGCCCGCAATTCCTTCCTCCAAGTCATCTTCAAATTCATTTGCATAATATTCAACCGCAGTAAGCTCGAGTATACCAGGAGTAGAAATCCAGTCAGTCGCCTCAACTCTCCAGCATACTTGCGGCGAGCCCTCTTCCTCTCCTTGCAAATAAAACTTACTGTAACGTCTAAAATATTCAAGTGCTTCTTTAGTTCGTGGCATCAAAATATGTAAAGAATGATTAGGGTTATCAATACTGATACCGTGCTTTTGGATATAATCAATTTTTGTTTCTACTGGACCACGTACTGCGGCATAGGTAGAATGTTTTACTCCATATTCATCTTCCCAATTTATTTCATAATTACATCTTCTTATCTCTGCTCTAAAATAAGCCAATTCAGTTAACTCTTGCAAATGAATAAGCCAAAAAGTATTAGTTCCAACCCATTCAAATATATCACCAGCGTGATAATCTTCTTCATTGTGTACCGACACAATTTTATCATCATAGTCCATCTTGTTCTTGTCAGGGTTAATTAACGCCTTACAATATTCATGTGGGTTGGTATTACAACAACGATTAAATTCATCTAAACTCTGTACTCTACGGATCGTTGCGGCCTGGTAAGAGCTGCGCAGAACGCGATCAAAAGTTCTGCGTTTATCAAATATCATTCTTTCTTGCTGTCCATATCCTCCATTCTTTACAAGAATGTCAGACATATTATCCATTCCTTCTAAACCTACATTCGGATTACCTTGTGGATGATTTGCTCCAAGATCCCATCCAAGTCTATTAGTCATACGTTTGATAGAATTGTTTTTATTTTGCGTCATAAAAGTCTCTCAATAAACTAATACATTCAAAGACAGTTTTTCTATAAATGCCAAATTCAACTTCTTCAGAACGTAAACCTTCTAACTTAGCCAAAATCTGTAAGAAATTAGGACTAAAGAAAAGTTCATTTAGTCCTACTAACTCAACAAGAACAGTATCAAGCTGTTTTATCCAATCTTCTTCGTGTTCACGCATAGGAATTAATTTCCAAATTTGGTTGGTTAAGCGTGAAACATTTGTTTCAATACTCTCTTCTGAAATGTCCAGATTATATTTCTTCGTTAGCATTACTTTTACGGAGTATAGACCAATTTGATCTATAACTTCCATCATCCTTTAATTTTCTTCTCTTATACAATCTCTGATTGTGTAAAGAATCTCTTCGCGACTCGTCAAGCAATTCCTTAAGTTTAGCCATGTGATTTGCTTGAGAAGTCATTTTAAAATCTGCACCAGAATATTTCATACGAGTATTTTCAATAGAGGTTAATTGGCGCTGAACCCAACCTTGTTTCATAATAATCGCCAAAATGTTTACCTCTTCCGGGGTAAGTACCGCCGCGAAGTAAGAATCGTCAATAACAACTTGTGGGACTGGATCTTCATCAACATCTCTAATTACAAAGTCTTCATCGGTAACTTCTTCTGCTGGAATAATTCTTTCACTAATTGTATAGTCAAATAAATTAACTCTCGGAAATTCAAATCCAGGTAATGCATCTTTGAGAAGGCTTTGCAAATCTCTAATTGTATCTTGCGGTGTCATAAACTCCGAATACATATCATCAGTAATTTTTTCAAGAAAGCGGTTATAGATGGTAGAAAAACGTGTTCCTTCTTCCATACTATTCCTCCTTAATTACATATTACTCTTTTTTATCTACAACATTATACTTTGGAGTAGTTCTGCGGACAGGGGTGCTGCTTGTAGCGGCAGGCTGAACACGACGTGTATGTGTTTCAGACTTTGTCTTTTCCTCGTCCTCGTCGTCGGGCTCTGAATTAGCAAGGGCCGCATCAACGTCAAAACCAGTCTTCTCCTTAAGTGCCTTTCTCTTAGATGTACTCTCAAGAGGTAACTTAACAGAAAGTGCCTTGATAAGTGTAATTACTCCTTCTGGAGCGAAATCCAAAGCATCAAGGAACTGATCAAGTGAACCATTTATAAGCAAGTCTACAACATCCTGTTCAGACATATCGTATTCAAGTTCTGTCTTAAGTCCAAGGTCTTTTCTTGCTTCAACTTCAGCAATCTGAAGATACTGTTCCATCAGTTCTCTACCTCCTGGCTGATAAGCCAACTTGACCAACTCATCATAATCAACTATGATAGTCTCACCAGGCTGAATATTTCTCTTGATATTTGCTTCTGGAATCTTATAACTTACCATTCCAATACTTCTGTTCTTTACCGAACACTTTTTGTTTGTATTTGTCTCCATAGTTTTTATCTCCTTTATCTCTTAAAAAATATAACAAAAAATGGGGGAGGGGATTAAACCCCATCCCCCAAGATTTTTATTATCAGCTATGTACTGTCTTGTGAACAGTATGGTTAGTACCGGTGTAGTCAAGAATATCAAGGCTACGAGATACCATATCAGCAGTAGACATCTTACCAGCAAGTGAGCTGTCGATGAATGCGCAGATGTTGTTAGCGAGCATGCAAGTTACGCCAACCTTCTTGTAAACCTGAAGTTCTCTTGAACGATCCTTGTTGTTGTACTCGTCGATAATTGTATTACCTTCGAATGCAACCTTAACAGGCTTAGTATCAGCACCAGTAGGGATGATGTAAGCATAACCAGGGTCAATAACCTTAGTTGAGTTTGTACCATCTTCGAAGCCCTGCTCAAGGATAACAACCTTTGTGCCCTTGTAGTCAGCGAGCTTACCAGTCTTCCAAAGCTGATCCTTCATAGCCTCGGTATATCTCCAAGCCTCCTGAGGTACCATCTTAACTGCGAACTCATAAGTGCAGTAAATAGTAGGTGTACCATAAGCAGAAGCAATAGTGATAAGTCTGTCGAGAGCATCCTCATCGAAACCATTGCAAACGTGAATATTTGCAGGAGGAAGCTGGTTGATAGAAGCCTTAAGAGCCTCACCAATCTCTCTATAAATGAGTTCGTTCATTCCATCAAGAACAATCTGTGTAACCTCTGCGAAGTCAACACGTCCATCGAGGAACTCCTCAAATCCAATTTGAGCAGCACCACCAATAGCAGATGTTCTTACTTCAAAAGTCTCCCAAGACTTATCAAGCTTGAATACCTCATAGATACCAGCAAGACCAACTCTTGTGATAAACTGCTTTGCTCTTGAACTACGAGCAAGCTTTCTGCGGAATACGATCTTGTCGCCCTGTGCGAATGTACGTACTTCAGCGAATTTCTCGTACTGTTCTGTAACTACCTTAGGAAGTACATCATCAAGAATTTCCTCAATAATAGAGAAGATAAGGTTCTTGTTCTCTCTATAGAGGGCATATGTACCAGCTAATTCGTTCATTTCTTTTCTAAATGTCTCATTGCAAGCGTCGTAAGTGAGATTCTGTCCATTGTAACTATAAGTTGAAGGAGTTGAAGAATCTGCCTTAGCAACGATCTTACCCAAAGCGACTAAATTCTGTCTATCTAAAGCCATCTTATTTTCTCCTTTCTTATGCGATTCTCATTAACTTAAGTCCAGCCTGACCATCTGGCATTGTGTAGATTTTAACTACCTGCCAAAGCATTGAACCAGCAGCAGCACCAGTTGCATCCTCAAGGATACCATTAGTACCAGGAGTGAGTGTATCACCAAGCTGGAATGGAACTACAGTAGGCTCGTCGCCAGTCTCGTCAACCTTAGCCTTAACAGTATTAGTTGTGAAAATGTCACCAATGTTTGTCTTGAAAAGACGAGGAACCATTGTAGTGCCTTCAGGCATCTTCTTAGGTTGGTTCTTTGTGAGGATATGGAAAGGATCCTCATTGTAGTGGCTCTCTCTAGGATCGTCACCAGCAGTTACGTCGTCATAAACAATAGTAACATCAGTATTAATCTGTTTTGAAGTAGCACCAGTAGAATCTACACCATTGTAGTATCTAGTCTGTGCAGTACCCTGTGGATGAGAAGCAGGGCTATAAAGTCTAGCCTGATAATCACCCTTCTTCATAGCGAATTCGCAATCAGCCTGCTCATCACCTCTATAAAGCTTGATTTCATTATAAACAAGCATCCACTCACCAGCGCCAGTGAAGTTTACAAGACCATTAGCATAGTCATATTTAGCAAACTGGCCATTCTGGAGTACATCGATGGTAGAAGCAGCAGGGAGCTGAGCGTAGATCTGACCAGTACGCTGAGCTGAAAGATGATTAGGCTCAACCTGACCGTAGCCATACTCTACAAATGTAGCAGGGTTATCATAAGTAATGATTTTCTTTACAAAATCCTTATACATTTTTGTATTTTCCTCCTTTTAAAATTTTATACCATTTCTTTTTCGGTTTCAAGGACAGCCTTAACCCATGCTGGAGTGAGTTCAGATGACTCAGGAGCAACTGTGCTATCTAAATTAAAATTAATAGCAGGAGTTTCCTTTTCGCCTTCTGAATCAAGGCTAAGATTTACCTTGTTGCGAACACAAATAACTGAAAGCTTTGCCTCAATCTGATCCAAAGAATAAGTATCAATGTTCTTGATTACATCTTCCTTATCAGCATCAGAAAGCATATAGAATGAATCAATCATCTTCTGCTTCTGTTCCTTTTCAGCAGCAAGTTTAAACTCCTTAAGTGGAGCAAGTTCTGCCTCGAGTGCGGCACAGCGTGATTCCAACTCTGCGTACTCTTTAGCAAGAGCAACATATTCAGGAATCTCTTCTAAATTATATTGAATTTCTGAGGTTGTGTCTTCTAAATTTTCGCCCTCAGAATTTTCACCAGATTCATCGTTTCCCTCTGAACCTTCTTCTCCGGCAGCCTGTCCTTCTGCATTATCTTCTTCGGAACCAGCGCCTTCGCCATCCTCAGAAGATGGAGTAACTTCTGCCTGTTCACCAGAGTTATCAGCAAATTCTGTATCAGCAACCTGAACATTAGTTTCTTCAACCTGAGCCTCTGGATTAGTAACATCAATCATTTCGATATCTCCGTCCAAATTTTCTGTTCCTCCTTCTTCAGTATTTTCCAATAATTCCTTAATTTCTTGCATCATTGAGAATAACTGCTTTTTAAATTCTTCATTATCCTTAATTAAAGAATAATCAGCACCTTTAATAGTAGCACCTTCAAAACAAGGCTCCATTTCTTCTCCCAAAATGCAAAGTTTTGATATTATTGCTTCATTTATAATGAAAAATGAAGGTTCGTCATTATTACTTTCTGACCATTCAGCATCAATAGAATTTGGATCTAATTCCATAGATTGGTTATTTCCCTTGTCTATGACTCTCTGACACTCTGGATACTGACCAGTCCATAAATAACCTTCTGTCATAAGATACTTATGAATAGTATCTCCATCATCAATAAAATCCTGAAACCAACACTTAGCGTCTGTAGGAACAAAACCATAAGGTTTAGTAAGTTCCTTGACTTCCCATCTGTCACCAGAAATCTCAATGGAACGGCTATGCTCCTCAAAGTCCTCTGTGGCCTCATTATAGAGGCCAACAATAGGACTACCAGGGAGTGAATTAGCCATCTTTGTAGCTACTTCTTTAGTAATTACGCTACCATTGCGATTAGGTTTGTCACTTACATAGCAAACCTTAATATGACATTTGGAAATAAGTGGGTTCAAAGGTTTTACATCAATAAATTCACAGGGCGCACCTGCAATAACACTTGTATGTTTCATCCTTCTCCTCCTTACATAGATTCTAAGTTAGCTGCCGTCTTCTCAGACTTCTCGCTGTCGCTCTTCTCAGGGCGGCCCGCACCCTCTTGTGATTCTCCACTATCTTTACCGGTAATACTTCCTAAACTTTCTGCATTCATAGTAGAAGACATAAGAGGAGGTATCATAATTGAACTCAAATTCAATACCTCATTTTCAAAGTAAGCATTATGTAAAATAGAACTTTGTGAATGACCAAGAGCAATCTGAGGTAACATTTTAGAATAACCAATTTGTACTTGTTCTTTATACATTTTTGACAAATCTTTATAATTATATTGTGTAGTTTCAAGCATATAGAATCTATACTTAAACTTGCTATTGGAAGCCAAATGCTGTACAATATTATCAAAGAAAGCAGTAAATTGTAATAACAAAGTTCTTAATGAAGACTCATCATCAAGAATAGATTTCTCAAGAGCCAAACTTGTATCAGAGTTAAACAAATTTCTTGAAACACCAAAAGCGTTGTAAACTCCACGTTCCATTCTTTCCAATACATCAGTGCTTTGAGAAGTAGAATTATCTGCAATATCTACTGCATCAACATCAGCAACAGTAGATACAACTCCAACTCCAATATTATCTTCAACCATTTCCACAGTATTCTCGTGGAGGTCTTTAATTTCATCCAAATCAAATACCAAGTCAAAGTTTTTATCAAGTGGATATTTTTGAATAAGAAGTTTTTGCAAATTCTGCAACTGCTTCTGTTTATCTATTCCCTGTGAATTCATTAAGTCTAAAATTGCGGGAATAGCTTTTACAAAAAGAGGCTGATCTCCATTGGCAAAAGCAAACTTTATTGCGGAACCAACTTCCAAAGCATACCAACCATCTTTTATGTAAGTGGGTGACCATCTTGGAGTACCTGTCCAATAACTTGATTGCTGTACATTGTCTCCAGGCAACTTACCTTGTTTATAAAGAAGATAACCCTTTTTAAATTCATCGGGAAACATATTAAGAATTTTAGCCCTATACTCTGAATCAATGAAATTTTCATCAAAGTATCTCATGTTAAATTCAACAACTGGTGTACTTCCAGAATTATAAAGACTTCTACAATAAGCAATAGGCAATTCTTGTAAGACTATTCCATTTTTTGAAGGCACCAAATAGCCATAATAAGCTCCATTTTTAATAACTTTTAATGCTATATCTCCACAATTCTTTTTTATATAAGAACCATCTAAAAAACCCAAAAGGAAATAAAGTTTCTTTAATACCTTATCATTATCAACCTTTTCTTGGTCGTAGATTTCAGGGACGATGTACCAGTCGAATCTATACATATTTGCAAAGTAGTCACATATTCTTGAATAAATACCATTAGTATCATAGAAAAAGTTTGATATATCTCTTAAGTAGAATAAATTCTTTTCATCAATGGCTCGATAAATGTCTGAAATCTTAAAACTTCTTGAGCCGCACTTATATACGCGTTGAGTTAATTTTAAAGTTGCATCTTCAATAGTTTTTCTATCTATTTTGATTTTACCAAATTCTACTTTTGGCTTAACAAGATATGAACCTTTATCGTCATATATATATTCTTGTCTATTTCTCAATTTTTCACCCCCTTCTCTAGAGTCTGGCCTTAATAACCAGCTTTTTTCATAATATAATCATAAGAAATAAGATTTTCTTCTTGATACGAAATTTCTATTAATTTGTACCCATGAAATGCACAATATCTTCGCTTTTGTTGATCATTGTACTGTTGTTTGCGGAGGCCCGCTTTGCCACCGAATCGTGACGAGGCCTCGTAGTGTTGTCTGCCCTGATATTCTATTAAAAAATCAAGGTTTCCATCATCGTCAAATACAGCAAAATCAAAACGAAGAGGAGTGCCAGAGGAGGTCTTCAAATCTGAAAACATAAATTCCATTTTATAATTTAGACCGAAGTTCTCCAAAATCTCATGGATTTTTATTTCTCCTCTACTAGCATCCATTTTCTATTCTCCTTATTATTTAAATCTAAATTCTTTAGCATTAAATTTCTTTTTTCTCTTCTTCTTTTCATCTTCTTCTTTTTTGATATAATAAAGTCCGTATTCAAAAGCAGAAAATTTATCCTTTGCGATACCTTTATTTGCACGTTTTAGAATAATATTAGTTCCATCATTCTCTTCTCGCAAATTCATCATCTCTTCTCTTAATATGGAAGTTAATGTAAATGGTTTTAAATATTCTGCCCTTTCTTCAGGTTTCATATTATTTCCTTTAACAGTTCCTAATAATTTTCCCTTTGCAACTCTTTCATCAATTAATAGTTTTACTCTACCAGAAGAAAGTTGAGATTGAGCATTTGCGTGCGCCTCGGTGTTGATTGGTGCGTTGGCCTTGATGACGTATACAGCATCATCCTGGCATTCTTCGCTTCTAAACTTCTTGTATTCACCATCTTCATCATTATAAATACCAAAATCTGGGAATACTTCATTAGTCTCAACATCGGTTTGTGGTTTAACCATATAATCAAGCAAACCTATACCAAGACCATTACCATCGATTACAAGTCTTTTTGCTTGGTACTTATAAAATAAACGTTTTAGCCAAATTGCCTGTTCCTCAAAATGTTCAGCAGTTTTAGTATAAATATTAACTAACTGTTTTAAAGAAGTTCCCTGCGCTCCTGGGGTTACTTTCCAGATAATTGCAACAGAATCGCATCCCTTACGACCAACGTCAACCGAAATGACATAAAAAGTATTCTTGCTGGAACGACCAGATGCTTGATATTCTGGTGCTTTTAATATTCTGTTTCTGTCATAAACATCAGCATTAAAGAAAGCATCTTCAATGGTACCAGCCCATTTAGATTCATATTCTCTTTGAAAAGATACTTCATTAAAAGTTCCGTCCATTTTTAAGTCTTGTACAAAATGTTTATCCAATAACTTAACAAGAACAGGAATTTTATAAGTACCACCAATCATCATAGCCTTCTCAGGTTTAACAATCTGCCATACAAGAATTTGAATAAGTTTCTCATAGGCATAAGTATTCTTAAAACCCGCAGTTGTGATATATAACTGAGCCTTATTCAGCTGCTCTTCAGGATGTGTACTACCGTCCGCACATCTACGGGATATGTTCATGGTGGGAATAATGACCGTGCTCAAAATATCTCCATCGACACCGACGCACTCCTCAATAACGCCCGCATGTCTACGCTTACCTCTCGAACTCTCCCTGGCCGCAATATTATCAAAATAGGAACCATTCTTAAAAGTATATTTTGCGTAATCTTTACCTTCAAGAGTAATACCTCTGTCCCAGTTTATTTCTCTCTCTATTGCGGGAATAAGATTACAAATTTCTTGAACCTTTTCCTTCATAATGCCTGCGGCCTGTTCCTTACCGCCAGAAGTAACAAAGAGTTTACATCCAGGATATAAAATACATCTCAACATAAGAGTCATCATTGACAAGAAAGACTTGGAATAAGCACGAGGAAAGACCGCATACACATACTGATGCCGCATAGCCACCCTTAAAAATACTCTTTGAAAAAAGTAAAACTCAAAATTCTGCGGATTACCCATTTTAAGCAAGAAGTCTACAAATAAATCTGGATATTCACGCCAAAAACTTATATATTGTCTTGCTACTGGGATAATTCCCTTTATTCTATCTTCCGTAACTTCAGCGGAATGTTTTTTATTCGCCTGTTTAGATAAATCAATTAAATCCTGTAAAGCCATTATTCTCCACCTTCCTCTTCAAGGAATTTGGAAATAAGATCTTCATCAGAAGCAGCTTCATCTTCAACCATATCAAAGAACTGTTCATGGTCTTGATCAGTAATATTCTGAACATCTTCCATTGTAAGCTCTTCATCATCAATATCTTCGTCTTCTTCTTT